GCTAGTTTATCTACTACTAAAACATCTTCAATAACTTTACCTACACTTGTATCATCTGTAAAAGTCCATTCGTATTCGAATCCAGTACATCCACCACCTTTAATACTAAGATAAGCATATGTCTTATCTTGTTCTAGTATTTTTTCAGTGATGTAGTCTTTCGCTTTGGAAGTAATACTAAGCAAAGGTCTTTCCTGTAAATTGAGCTGAACCGCTTGTATCTTGAATAGTAAATGTATTAAATGAAGATACTGGTGTTCCACCTAATGTCAAAGAAGAAGCTGTTATACTTGAAAATGTAGCTCTTGTAGCTGTCAGTGTACTATTAGTATCAAATGTAAGATTAGGTAAATTGACATCTGTCATAAATGTAATAGTGCCAGAAGATTTTACATTTAGAGAACCTTCAATATCTACACTACCTCTGAGATATGTTTTTCCTACCTGGTTTGTTGTACCATAGTTTGTCCAAACATCATCAGAATCTGTACCATAGAATATTGCACAACCATTAAAACTATCTGAATCAGAACCAAGAAAAATACCACCTTGTTTAATATCAATTGTGGAGCCAGTGAATACAGTATTATTTACAACACCAATATTTCCATTAAAGATAGATTGACCTGTGACTTCTAATCCTGGAAGTGTGACACTCTCAGGATTTTCAAAACCAGTTAAATTACCAGCATCATCAAATGATAATGAGCTGATTATATCTGCATGTTTTCTAGTTTTACTTTTCTGTGGCATATATTATTTAATCTTAACTTGGGTCTAAAAATTGAAATGTAGCTACTGTAGAACCAGCAGCATTTATGACGGTAAGATTATATTTACTTGGTATTGATACTTTAGTACTACCAATTGTAAACCCATCACTATCAAAGTTTGCAAAGCCTTCATTACCTTGTAATGCTAGAGTACCATCAGAGTCTGCAATATTACCGGTGACGGTCATATTAGTTCTTCTTGACCTATTTCCAAAACTGCCATCACCATCTGAATCATATAATGGTGCAATTTTAAATGTACCACTTCCAGTAAGTGGACTTGAAGTAGAGTTTAAAAATCTTACATATGATTTACCAACTACTTGTTTTGGTTGAATGAATTCTTCCACACCTTGGTTTCCACCTTGACTAAACATATTTTGTCTGTTTTGACCACCTTTTGCTGCATCATAAGAGCCATCATCTTGTCTTTCAAGAAAGAATCCTGAGTCTGAATCTGAATCATCTCCTAAGAATCCAAATGTGACATCAGTTGCTTTAAAGATTACTCTTCCTTGTAAGTCTAATGTACCAAAGCTTGTGAATACAGTCTCCTCAGAGTCATGTCTGAGTCCAGCATTATCACCACCGAATCCACCGCGTGGATAACCAAATTGTATTGGTGTAGTTTCACCTGACACTCTAGCAATATTAATAGTTTGGCCACCTTGCTTTCTTCCAAAAATTACATTACCACGGTTTGTAAATCTACCTATCTTCTTCTTTACTAGAAAATCATTTGTAATGTTTGTACCGTTAGCAAAGATTGAATCAGAGTCAAGTGGAAACTTTCTATGCAGATTTATATTTCTATAACTATAATTTGAGGGAAAAACGGCATCAGATTTAAAAAAATATGTTCCATTAAAAAATGTAGTTGTATCTGAATCAGTACCAAGAATAGCGTCTCTAAAACCTGTTGAATTAACTTGAGCTATGTATTCTGGTGTTTCTTCATGTGGCTCTACAAAGGGAGGTATAGGAGTTGATGTAAATCTATTGTATTCTTCATCTGTGGCTGCTGGAAGATTCTCTAAAACACCTCTTGTTGTTCTATAAAAATTATTTGAACCATCTACCTGCTGGCCAACTGAGAGAGCTCCAAATTTTATTGATGTATTATTATTGTTACCGTAGAGTACGGCATCAGAATCAGTTGATAAAAAGAACTTTCCACCAGAACCGTTTGGGTTTACCGCATTTGCGATTCTTCTAGTTTTTGAAATTTTATCTGACATAACATCCTAAAAATTAAAGATTCTGGGTAAGTCACTTTTATTACCATTTACTAAATCAACTGGTCCATTAAAAGCATTCCTTACTGCTCCTGAAGAAGCACCACCACCTCTGATTAATCCATCTCCCCACGGTCTAATTTTTGTGTTCTGTGCATGATTCTGAACTCCACCACCAGAACCATAACCACCAGCACCAAGTATATTGCCATCAACTACTAGTTTAATATAGTTTGCATTTGGAAATTCTGGAATTGTAAGTGCAGCAACACCTGGTAAAGATGTAATATTTACACTTTCAGGTATTTCAATAATAACAGCAGTAGCATTTAAACGCTCTTTTTCAGAGGGTTCAACTAGATAACCCACTTGGTCTGATGTTATTTTTTTATAGTATTGAGTGTGAACATGCATTTTAGCTAGCCGATGCTTCAGAGAAGAACCATTTACTACCGTCAAAAGTTCCTGAAGCCATCTTAGCAGCATTGCCTAATGATGTTCCTTTAGCACCGGTTCCCCAATCAATTGTTAGTGTACCATTGGAGACTATGGATATTTGTGAACCAGTTATCCAACCTGAAAGAGGGACTGTGACTGTGCCCACACCGGTGTGTATTACTGTTGTCACAAAAGTTCCGGCAGTGACAGTATCATTTGATGTTAAATTTTGTACACTTCCGAGAGAACCAGTCATAGATAAACTATTAAACGCACCATCACCAGCACTTACATTTCCACTCACTGTCAAAGTGTTTGATGTAATACCCTGTGTAATGATATTCGTTATATTAGCATTCGCATCTTGTTGTACCAAATTTGGTAATTCTGCGAATCTTCTAGTTTTTGACTTTGCCATATTTTCTCCTACTATATTTATTATCCAGACTGTCGCTTAAACCAGACCTGCACGTTTATTTGTATCGGGTCTATTGGGTTTGAACTAGCATCCCAAGTTCTTACTCTAATTGCTCTATTATTAGGATTAGCTATAAGTGGTTTACCACCAAATACATCTATTGTTCTACCAGTTTCTGAATCTGCTCCAGGTCCAGGTGCTACTGCATCAGCTCCTTGAGCATCAATTGATTGGAATATAGGTTGTCCCTGTGGAGCACAAGATGATACTGCCATGGACATATAGAATCCATTTGTATCATTTACTGGTACTACCTCAGAATCTAGTAAGAAGTAATAAACACCTTCTGCATGTCTAGAATATTTCAATTGGTCTGAGTCAAATCCATAAGTAGCTCTATCAATAATCTTGTTAGGATTAGGACCATTATCTGAATCAAAAGAAACTCTCATCCAAGCAGATGTTAGTGGTGTTTCTTTAATTTGGTCTGAGAATTGGTGTGTCCATTGTCCACCAGAGTATACTAATGCTTCACCAATACTTGGTTGTTGACCGTCTACAGCTTCATCAACATTTGATAATTGACCCAAAGTACTGACACCAGCTGTTGGTCCACTAAATGAGTAAATAGCTACAAAGTCATTTACATTAAGTTTAGATGGGAACAATATGTCATTACCATTTACTTGATATTCTAATACTGGTGATTGTGATAGTAGTACTCCATTTAAAAACACTAGAACATTGAATGGGTCATTAGATGTTTGTAATACTGGTGAACAATCTACAAGTCCTGTAGTAAATCCTGGGTGGTCAGAATCATTTACAGTAAATGTATGTTCTAGTGTTTGGAATGCTTCAGAAGGCAGTCTGTTTCCACCTAACTGGTTTGATACATTTCTTATCCATACAGCAGATAATTCATCTGAGTCTTTTAAGAATTGGTCTGAATCAAATGCAATTATTCTAGAAGTCTTATAAGTATTTACTTGGTCAGAATCTGAATCCCAGAAGTAAAAGTCTCCTTGTGCTTGAGATAAGTTAATACCATTCAAGAAGATAAGAGGATTACCACCCACTCTTGCAACAATTAAATCAGAGTCATTGTAAATATCTGAATCAATCATTCTAAATGTTTGGTGTGTACCATTAGGACTTAAATCAGCTCTTCTTGATTTACGCATAACTACAAAGTCAGAATCAGCAAATCTAAAGTTTTTGTAGAAGTGTGCTACAGTTTCATCAATTGGTGATATGACTGATACTTCATCATTGGCTTTTAAACTACCATAAAACTTAATAGCATCTGAAGGACCAGACACTACTTGGTCAACATCTTTAGTTGTGACATTTGCTAATATCTTATAGTCAATAATTGCGTACTTATCTGAATCTGAATCTCTTGTTGTGGTACCTGCACCTGTTGGAGACTGGCCATCACCAAATGCATCTGAATCTACTGGTTGTAAGTGTCCATTTACAAATACTAAAGCGTTAGCATTTGAAATTACTTTTGAGAAACCAATTTTTGTATCTGAATCTGTGATTGCTTGTGGAGATACAGCGGCTGATTGAAAGTCAATAGTGAAATTACCAGTTGCATCTGGGTCTTGAGGTTCATACTTATTACCAGTCCATCTTAAATACTGACCAACTGTAGGACCTTTATCAGCATTCATATCACTCATTAAACGAGTAGCCATTTCAGCTTGAAGTTCTCTTAGTTTTGGATTGTAATTAGTATTTGTTGCAGATAAATCATTTCTACTCTTAGCAATAACAGCATCTACAATTGCATCCATGATGTCACTATCAAAGTGTTGTCCAGCACGAATGTTTACAGTTCCACTTACGTCTTTTGCTACTTTTCTATTATCATCTGCCTGTACTTTTGTAAATACAAGCTTATCTTTAATTTGTGTTGAATGTCTTGTTTCAATTGTGGGATTTGCTTGGTCGGGATTAACAACAAAAATATCACTATCTTTACCAGAATTATAAGTAGCATTATCTCTTTTTACTGATAAGGTGGTAAATGTTTCAATGGTATTATCACTATCAATACGTGATTTAGTTCCATCTACAACAAAACCAGCTCCTAGTTTTGATAAATCTCTTGTCTTAGTTCCCATGTTCTATTTATCCTATTTCTGATATGTTGTATACTTAATTGTTATTACATCTGCAATTGGAACGTTTACAGCAAAGTTAATTGTTATGATTCCAGTAGCTGAAACAGCAGATGATGATATATCTACAGTGTGATTTACTGCAGCTGTACCAAGTTTATTTTGTGATGTTGAATTCATTTGTAATACACCATTTAAGAATACTGATATATCTGTATTTGCTGGTGTGTGATTACCTTTTGGCATTGTAAACTGGAATGATGAATAACTGCCTTCAGAATCATTTACAATATGTTCTTGAGTAATTGTTTTTAACTTACTTCTTAAAGTACTTAACTGAGTTTTGAGGATATCACTATCATCTCTCATTGCTTGGATAGCACCTCTAGCAGTACGTTTTTGTAAATCAGAATCTGAGTCAAATGTCTGTATATAGTTTTTACGTAATGTAGCTTTTAAGTTTGTACCAGTGTTTAAATCATCAGAGTCTAGTCTTTGTACTCTGTCTAAAACTAAATTATCAAACCTTACTCTCAGGTCTGAGTCTCTACCCATAGAATCAGAATCAGCTGGTACTGAACTTTCAGATATTCTGTTTAGTAATGAAGTAAATGTTCTTGAAACTAACTCAGAGTCTGAGTCCATTTTAAAGATTTCTTTTCTAGCAATTCTTCCTATTAAGCTATTCTCAGAATCTTGATTTACAAGTTGGTTTACAACTATATCTGTCAGTCTATTTTTAATATTCAATCCATCATCAGAATCAGAGTCAATAGCTCTCATTACTACATCATTAGCAATAGTGACTCTATCTGAATCATTTAGTGATGTTAAGATACTTCTTCTGAATAATTCTAAATCTGAATCATTATTTCTTACATACTCACTTAGTGGCTGCCATATTTTACTTCTATGTAAGTTTTTATCAGAATCTTCTACTCTATTTAGATAACCTAAGAGTTGTCTTTCAGTAAAGCTCTTATTAATGTTTTTAAATGCTTTTAAGAAAGATGGGTGATAACTATAATAGTTTGAATTAGGTCTCTTACCGCCACCAGTAGTTCTTGATGTATAATCAGAATCTAAGAGTAAAGCAAGTTTATCTGAATCAGTAGCTCCAAGTCTTAAACCCATGAATCCCCAGTAGAACTGGTTCCTTGCGACTACTATTCTTACATAGTCTGAGTCTGAAAGAGTCGTTAAGGCCACACCTGGTGTGACATGTTTACTATAATTAAGAGAATATCCTCTATCATCTGAATCTACAAGATTACCTTTACCAAAGTTATCATCAATCACACCACCAACACCAGCAGAACCAGAAAACTCTGAGTCTCTAGCAATCCAATCAAAATTTAGATATTCATAAAATAAATTAAAATTACCTTGGTGAAGTGGAGCACTTCTTCTTGTGACTGTTTGATAAGTACCACCTAATCTACTAGCTAATAAGTTTGCACCATAAGTTCTTGTATGTCCAGCATCTGTAAAATCAGAATCTAGCATGATACCAGCAACAACTGCTGTAGCTAGTTTTCTTCTAATATAGTATAGTCTACCTCTATTCGTATCTGAATCTGAGAAATTGTTTGTATCAGAGTCATTAATAATAGCACCATAAGCTATATCTCTGTTAAATGCTACCGTGTTTCTTTCTGTTGTACTAGCATTAGGTCTAAATCCATATACTGTTTCATCAAAATATGTAAGTAAACTTTCTAGTAAGTCTGTAGCTGTTGGTTGGTCTGAATCTAAATGGTTTGGAAGGTTTTGAGCTACAGATTTGAAACCTTCACTATCATTTTTTACTACATTTAATTCACCTTGCATTCTTCTAAGTTCAACACGGTCAAACTTTAAGAAGTTAAGCAAGTAGCCTTTTAATAATGTAAGTATACTAACCCATCTTGCAGAGCCATCTGAATCAGCAGTTAAGACAACATGAGGCGAACCAGCATATTGATTACCAGCTCCATCATTATAAGCTACAGGAATTGCATCTAAGAATGTACGTAGTTTAGCCCATTCAGTATCACCTATATTTGTATTATTATCAATTGCACTTAGTCTATTCCAAGTGTTAGGTTTACCGAAAAATTGTACTAAAGAATCTGAGTCTACTCTTTGGTCGATACCTGATATAGTATCTGAATCCATATTTCTAGCGATGTATTTTACATAGGCTTTTAGGTCGTCAGAAAGACGTTTCTCATCCATTGCGGTAATCCCGCGTTTATCATATATTTTTGAGACTTTCGCCCAACTTGTTCTTAGACCGCTTACATCAGCCTGAAAGGGAGTTATCTCGGAATCGTTATAAGCCATTTATCACCAAATATAAAAAGTATTACGTTTTATTTATTCTATGTGAATAAATAATTCATGGCGATACAAGAGACATTTCAAAGAAAAAGCAAGTATATCGATTTTGATTTAAGCTTTACTAAACACCCTCTTACTAATGATTTAGTACAGAAAAAAGGTGCTGCGGCTATTAACCAATCTCTAAAGACTATTGTGCAAACATCTTTCTATGAGAGACCTTTTAATCCTACTTTTGGTTCTGATGCAAGAGCATTACTTTTTGAGCCAGTTGATAGTATCACCATAGAGAATATGAGACGTGTAATCGAAACAGCTATTAGAAACCATGAGCCAAGAGTAAACGTAATCAAGATAGCTATTGGAGATTTAGTTGATGCGAATGCATACAATATAGGAATTACCTATGAGTTGCTAGATGTAAACACTAATAACGAGGTAAACCTCGTACTTGAAAGATTGAGGTAATAATGCCAGACGATAGACCAGTAGTAGCCAATCCTGATTTTAATGATATTAAACAGGACATAATCACTTACTTTAAAAACGATGCTACGTTTTCAGATTATGATTTCACTGGCTCATCTCTAAATGTACTAGTAGATATTTTAGCTTACAACACACATTATAATAACTTAACAGCAAACTATCTAGTAAATGAGATGTTCTTAGATACGGCTCTCATGAGAAACAATGTGTTGTCTATTGCTAAGATGTTAAATTATCAGCCTCGTTCAGCTCAAGGCGCAAAAGCTACTATCACATTAAGAATTCCTAAAGTCGGTGGTAATAATCTTTATCAATTACCAATAGGCTCTCTTTTTACAGCAACTGACGGAGCTGAATCATATAATTTTTATACTACAAAAGCTTATTCAGTACAATATGATTCTAGTGAAGCAAATGGTACTACAAAAGACTTAGTTATAGAAGTTGTAGAAGGTAATTCAATTACACAAAGATTTGTTGCTAACTCATCTAATTTATCTTTTCCAAAATTTGATTTGCTAAATAAAAATATCGACACAACCACAATTGTAGTTTCAGTCAATGGTGCAAAGTGGACTAGTGTTACGAATGAAACTCAAGGTACAACTGATGTTAATAATCTTAGTACAATATACTTTATAGAAGAGACAAGAGACCTTACTCATAGAATTATGTTTGGTAATGGTGTTTTAGGAAAAGCATTACAAGCGGGTGATGAAGTATTAGTTTCTTATATTGTGACAAACGGCTCAGAAGGAAATGGTATTAGTACTTTTACACCAGCAATTGCTGGTAGAACAGATATTACAATTGTAAGTACTGTAAAAGCTCAGGGTGGTGGAGCAATAGAAACTATTCAAGAAATTAAAGACAATGCACCTAATTTTTTCCAAGCACAATTTAGAGCTGTCACAGAAAATGACTACAAAGCTATTTTGAAAAAAGAATATGCTGATATACAGGCACTAAACGTATATGGTGGAGAGACAGTAGGTAAGCCTGGTAAAGTTTTCTTTTCCATCAAACCAAAATCTGGTGATAAATTAACTGACCAAGCAAAACTAACTATTACAAGAGATATACTTTCAAAATTTAATTTAGTCACAGTCACACCTCAAGTTGTTGACCCACAAATAACTAGAATTATAGCTAAAACAATTGTTCAATATGATTCTTCAAAATTAACAACTAGTAAAGAAGTATTGGAAGCAAAGGTATTATCACTTTACAATGTACTAAATACGACTTATATTGGTGATTTCTTAGAAAGTTTTTCAGTATCAAAACTTACACAAGAGATATTAGCACTTGATAAAGCCATCGTATCTGCTAATCCAAGAATTAATTTAAGATTTGATGTAAATGCTGAAAATAGACTTTTAGATAATGCTTCATTCAGTTTTAACAATAAGCTTTTCACAGCACCTTTTGCTGGTGAAGCTTCGGTGGGTGGTGTAATAAATTCAACTTTATTTCAGAGGTCTGGCAGAACAAACTTCTCTAAATTTGTAGATGATGGTAAAGGAGTTCTGAGATTAGTAGATGTAATTGGTGATGATAATATTATTGTGAATACTACTGCAGGTACTGTAGATTATCAAACTGGAGAAGTTAATGTCAGTGAATTTGACCCTGAAGACGGAAAGATAGGATTCATAGCTATACCAGATTCATTTGATGTACTAACATCAGGAAATTACTTATTACAAATATCAGTTGGAGATTCAACAGTGACAGCCATCGATAAAGATGATACAGCTTCACTAAACTTGTTTAATGCATCGAGAGCTAAGTAATGGCAAAACACATACTGCCAATAATAAAAAAGCAGCTACCGGAGTTCATAAAATCTGAACATCCTAATTTTCAGTTATTTGTCGAAGCTTATTATGAATATCTTGAACAACAAACAGATAGTGATTCTACATCTGCACTAAACCTTTTTAAATCAGTACCAAATGCTGGTGACTTAATACAAAATGCTGAAGCTTATAGAGATGTAGATACTACACTTACAGCTTTCAAAGAATATTTTCGTAAACAATTAACACCTTTTACTATTAGTGGTAATTCAGTCACTGATGAAGTAATTTTTAAGAAAGCAAGAGATGTTTATTTAGCTAAAGGTACTCCAAATGCATTTAAGCTTTTATTTAGAATGCTATTTGGTAAAGAGGCAGATGTATTTGAACCAAAGACTCAGATTATACAAGCTTCAGAATCTCTTTTTACATCCTTTACTCAGATTAAAGCTGAAGTAGTTTTAAATGAAGCTAATCTTAGTGACTTTAACTATGAGTTATCTACAATTCGTTTAGATAGTGATACTGTAGATAGTGATGCATCAGCAAATATTCTTACAGTACTTGACGGTACATTTACAGGTGTCACAAAAAATAACAATACAGTTCTGACTTTATATCTTACTAAAAATCCAGATTCAGATATTGGTGGAAGACTAGTAAAAGGTAGAGAAGTATTTTTAAGAGACTCTACTGACACTTCAAAAGTAGTAAGAGTAAAACTTTTAAATCATATTGGTAATACCACAATTGTGGAAGGTGGTGCTGGTTTTAGAGTAGGTGATAAGTTTTTTGTAAAAGATACAGCAAATAGTATTCCAGTACAGGTGACTAAAGTTCAGTCTGGTGAGATTGATAGAGTCATGATAAGAAATCGTGGTAAAAATTACAGAGTTGGTGACACAATTGAGTTTATTAGTGAAGGTGGAGTTGATGGTGCTGGTGCTCTAGCTTTCGTAACTGCTGTAGATGCAGAAGGTGCTGTCACTGAGATTGACGGTAGTCAAGTAAGACTTGGTGGAACTGGATATTTAGCTGAAGATTTTGAACCTGTTGTAGTACCAATTATCCAAAAAGGACAGTACACACATATTCCAGAACCTTTCATAAGAACAATTGATGGAGCTGGATTAGATGCTAGAGGTCTTTCATCTGAAGTCGGTAGAATATTAGAAGTATCTACACCTCAAACAGGTTTCTTTGATTCAGACCAATTTGGTGTACCACAAATTGAATCACCATTTGCTGTCAGGATTGCAAATCAAGAGTCCATTGATATTGGAAATGTAATCGAATTCCAACACTTTTCACCAGATTCAGATGCTGGTAGTATGAGACATGATAGCGAAGTTATTACAATTAATTTGACCTTGCAAGATTCTGATGGTATTACAAATGATAGTGATACTTTATATTGGGCTGGTACAGAAGAACTTGGTACGAACTACTTATATGAAGGTAAAGAAAATAGTGACTTTGAAGTGAGATATGCTCCAGGTAGTGCTCTTGATTCAGATAAAAATTTGACCAACTCTTTTTACAACCCTTTGATAGGTTCATTTCCTGGAAACTTCGACTTACACAAAAGTCAGTTTCATAAAAATGGTATTAGAAGTATGCAATATGCTCATGGTAAAGTTCGTTCAACCTTTGCATTTGGATTAAACGCTCAGACAAGAATTGATGACCATTATGTAAACTATTCATCTAACAGGAAATACTTCTTTAAGAGTGGTAATAAATTTAAAATAATTAAAATGCCAGTGGCATGGGATTCAGAAAATTATGTTTGGAAAATTAGAAGTATAAAGTATTACGATTCAGATGGTGATAGTGACTTTATAGAAAGATGGAAATCAGATTCAGAGTTTGATATTCAAGGTATCACACCAACCTACTATTCATGGAATGAAGGAGAAAAAGGTCCTCGAAAATGGGCTAGATGGGTAAGTGCCTGGGCCGGTGCTGAAGAACCAATAAAAGATGTGGATTCAGATGGAAGAGGTAATTTACGGAAAGTAGCATCTATCACAGGAGCTGAAAATGCTCAAAATGGTGCTATTGCTACAGCTCGTTGGGACAAGATTACAGCAACTACAAGAGTTGCAGGTAAACCAGGACAAAAATATGGTTATCCTTCAAACGTTCGTGGTAATGATTCTGAAATTTATGATAGTGATAATAGTTATGAGTTTGGTGAATTATCTAATGGTCTTGCAACAGGAACTTGGAATAAAACACACTCTTTTGGAAGAGACAGTGATAGAACAACTGTAGCATTAGACTCAGATTCTTTTACTGAAAACATTAATCATAATAATGGAAACCAAATCTTTGATGTTTTAGGTGGCACAAATGTAAGTGGTTCAGTTAGTATACCTTTTGTTCAAAACCCATTACCAAGACATGCAGTACAAGCTTTTCCAGTTCAAATTAATGACCCAAGACTTTATAGATTAGATAAGTTTCATATTAATCAATTACAAAATTCAGCTGCAAATGATTCAGAGCTGACTCAAACTTATTCTTCTCAGGTCTTTGTATCAGCCGATGAAGCTGATTCTGATGGAACTGGTAAAGGTACATCTAAAAATATTGGTACATTTGTTAGCACAGGATATGGTGGTGTAGTCACAACTAAATCTACAGATGGTACAAGCTTTACACTAAGTAGAGCTGATAGTGAACAAGTTGTGTCAACACTAAATGTCGCTATGAAGTTTCCGAAAGATAGTGATATTGATAGGTTTGATAAAATACCACATGCATTATTAAGAGTTATTAAAGTAAATCCACAAGATGGTACTAAACTTTCACAAGAAACTTTCCCAGTATCTAATACTGTAGTGCAGTTTGAATCACCAAAAATTAATGTTCAATTCCCTCTTACTACAGAAACAGAAAAAACATTCTTAAATGAGAGTGGATTCTTAAGTTCTGTATCAGGTGGTGTACTCAGAGATAACTTTACAGTTTCAGAATATTCTTATATTATTCAGTCAAGCTTAAACATGAATAAGTGGCGTGGACCAATTAAAGATACATTACATCCAGCAGGACTTTACTTATTTGGTGAATTGAATGTAAATACACTAGCAGACTCTAAAACATCTGAAACTGTAAAACCAACTTCTAATATTGGTAGTGAAACTGCTAATCTTACTTTTGATGCAGATGATGATTACTTTAATGATAAGTCTACCGAAGGTGTAGCTGTATTTGCTGATTCTATAGAATTTGGTGCCAACCCTTTTAATATTGTATCACCTACAAATGATGCTTCTGGCACATTCTTAACTGCAGACTATACACAAAGAAACGTTCAATCATCAATTCTTTCTCAAAGAGGTAATTCATTCTTTGATTATGAACCAGTTGGACTAGTACATAAAGTATGGTCAGTGTTTGATAGTGAAGGTCATTATAATTATGTAAGAGGTGCCATTGATTCTGATTCAGATTTAAAAGTAAAATTTGGTATGTACTTTACACCAAGACAAGGCGATGGTAAATTAATACTTGGTTCAGGATTTGATTCAGATTTCTTTAAACGAGAAATGACTACACAAAAACATGATAGTGAAATTACACGTCAATCAAGAGTAAATAATAGAAGTCAACACTATGTACCAAGTGAATTTCATAGTGCTAAGAGATATGACAATATAGAAACTATTGGTATTAACCAAATTAAGTATGAAGACTTTGAACAATTTAGAGTCTATGATTCAGACATACCTGCTGATATATTCCAAAGATTTGATGCTTTAACTGCTTCTACTTTTGAAAAGATAGATTATACAAGAATTAAAGATAGTGATAATGACCTAGACACATTTAACCAAGCTATTGATAGAACAAGAGAGATTAGAATAGGTAAGTCTGAAGACTTTAATACAGCATTAAGACTAAACAATGAATTAGTATTTGAAGAAGGTGATACTAAGTACTATGATATAGATGCTTATGAGAGAAAATATAATATCTTTAATAGCTTAAGAGACTCAGAGTTTAATGAAGGTTGGAGAATACCAGGTAAAGATGTAGCACTTGGTAATATTAATTTTATTGCTCCAGACTCAGAAATGGATTCTGATTTAATTGCAAGAGATAGTCAGATTAGAAATAGATTTGCAATAGAAAAAGTAAGAGGTTTCTCAGATGTAAAATCACCAAGAACAGCTAGAGCATTTGGGGATTATTTAACTGGTGGTAGCACTATTATTGTTAATGCTACATTTCCTTCCGGTGCTGGAATAAATAATACAACGCAACAACTGGGTGTTATTTCAGACTCTGACTATAAAGAGAATCTTGAATTTAAGAGAAAAAATTAATGGCGACAATTGGTAAAATAACAAACGAATTAAAAACGCTGATAGCAAAATCTACTCGTGATGAAGTTCGTAATACAAAAAGTGATGACACTTATTATGCCTATATTGCGTACACTGATTCAGAAGATTATCCATTCCATGATTCTGATTTATCAGAAAATGTCACAGATTCAGACTTAATAAACGTTTATAGAAATATAGTCACAATGCACCGTGTTTTACCTGGTGGTGTATCAAGAGTAATTAAAAGAAAAAATTGGGTAAGTAATAGAACATATGTTGGTTGGAATACAGATACATCCAATGATAGTGATTACTATGTCATGTCTACTGAAATTGTTCAAGGTGTGCCTAGACAAAATGTATATAAATGTTTATTTGCTCCATCTGGAGTAAATTCAACTGTTGCTCCGACTGGTTCATCATCATTACCTTTTAAAACATCTGATAACCATTGGTGGCAGTACATGTATACCATTACAAATTCAGATGCTATTTTATTTATGACTGAAGATTTTATGCCTGTACCAGAAAGAGTATCAACTGAAGAATCTCAAACAGTGACAAGTGGTACATCAAGATATGACCAATTGCAAGTACAAAATAATGCTATTGCAGGCTCTATCTTTAATATAAGAATCAAACACGGTCCAAATGAAAGACCAGATTCAGATAAACTAAGAGGTTTTACATCTAAAAATACTGTAAAAATTAGAGGTGTTGATGGTACTGGTGCTACACCTACGCAAGTATTCAAAGCAACTGCTACTAGAGATAGTGAACAATCTGCAGTTTGGAAATTTACTGTACAACAATATGGTAAAGGGTATACAGCTTTACCTTATGCTATAGATTCTGAAAATGATTCAGAACTAAGATGTTATAGATTAGACTTGTCACCTGGATTGGGACATGGAGCTGATGCAGGAGATGAATTACAAGCTAGAGATGCTATGTTAACCTCAAGGGTGATACCATTAGAAAATGGATTTGCTGATTTAGCAGTTGGTGAATTCTCTATGATTGGTCTATTAAAAAACCCAATTGATGCTTCCACTAATTTGATTGGTGCTAAAGACTATTACTCAGTGGCACAAAAAATAACCTGTGATAATACAGCACTCTTCAGCATCAATGATACTTTCTTTAAAGACGGTGATTCAGATACAGCTGGTAAAGTAGTTGCTGTCAAAGGTAAAGAAGTTTACTATATAAACACTGGTAAACTAAGAAAGAATTTTAGTGATAGTGATTCAATTATTTCAACTGCACATAACAATACTATTAAAAAAGTTACGAGTGCAGAAATTAAATTTAACAGTGGTAGATTCCTATCTGTAGACTACTTAGAAAAAGCTCTACAAAGGTCAAAAGACCAGATAGAATCTTTGAATATACTATTGAGATTGTAATAAATAGAATGAAGAGATTTATACATGTCAACAATTAATTTAAACGTATCGCCTTATTTCGACGATTATGACCCGGAAAAGGATTATTTAAGAGTCCTGTTTAGACCAGGCTTCGCGGTACAATCTCGTGAACTCAGTCAGCTACAAACAATCACTCAAAATCAGATTCAAAGATTTGGTGACCACATATTTAAAGATGGCTCTAGAGTAAATGAAGGTAATATTCATGTAAACTTTGAAGTACATGCCATGACCCTAATTTCTGGTGCTGGTAATGTTAATTTCCCACTTTCTGGTGCTGATACTGGAACAGTTGAAGCTAACATCGGTAATTTTTCAGAGACATTAATTACAAACCAAGCTGGTGATGTACAAGCTAAAGTTATAAAAACACCCACAGGTATAAATGAGAGTTCTACATCTGGTACTATCTTTTTTACATATATCTCAAGTAAAAAATTTAGTGATAGTGATGAAGGATATATCTATTCAAAGACTGCAGATAATCCAGGAACTACTACATCGTTTGTAAACGTCTTTTCAAAAGTTTCTCCAGCGACTGTAGCTACTGTTAAAAGTGGTGTTTATTATATTGATGGATTTTTTACAAGAGTAAATGAACAAAATGTAGTGGTATCATCTACTACAAATACACCTACTGCAGCAGTTGGGTTTTCTATCACTTCAAAAGCGATAACAGCTAATGATGATGCAACACTATTTGATAATGCTCGTGGTAGTACTAATGAAGGTGCACCAGGTGCAAACAGATTACAAAATTCTATAAGTGTACTAATTAAGAGTACTCTTGACCAAGGTTCTGACCCAACTTTCTATAAGCAAATAGAAATCAATAATGGTGTAATAGTTGGAGATACTGAGAGAGCTGTCAAAGGTCGTAGTAATAGTCAAAACCCACAATATAATTTCTTAGGTGATGAGTTAGCTAAAAGACGAGCTGAAGAATCAGGTTCTTACTATGTAAAAAAATTCTTACCTAAAATTAGAGAAAACCAATGGGATGACTCTGATAGATTTGGTGTTTCATTTTCACCAGGTATTGCTTATGTTGATGGTTATCGTTTAGAGACAAATGCACCAAGAGACCTTTATATTAATAGAAGCACTGAAGCTAAAAAAGAATTTAACTCAAAACTAGCTGTAAAAGGAGCACCTTACGTCGATGTTAAAAATATGTCTGGTGGAGTTTTATCAGGCATGTTGCTAACACAAGCTGGTGGTATTGGTTCATTCCAAAACAAACTAGCCCTTCAAGATTCAGATGGTATCACTATTGGATTTGCTAGACCTTATGGTGTACAAGTCACAGATGCTGGTAATAATGTAGGTAGATTATATCTACATGATATAAAAATGTTCCAGCATATTACTTTAGGTGACTCTGATAATTCAAATTTTGATTCTGACCACACTATTTTACACAAAGATTCTTATTTAAGTGGTGAAGAAATTAAAGCTGAACTTATTGGTAAAGTACAAACTGGTCATGTTATTAAGTTAAATGGTGCAAGAAAAAATGATTCCGATTGGACTGATGTTCCAGGTACAAAAACAATTGCTGGAGAATCACAACAAAGAAATGGAATCTTAGTCACTAACTCATCAGCACCATTTGCTGTTGGTGCCAGACTTTCAGGTGATGTACCAAGAACTGCACTCACTGCAGTAAAATCAAAAATTAAAACTGCAGTTGTTTATGACTTTTCATCAGTAAGACAAATTAGAGCTGCAAAAGATGATTCAGATAATGTAGCATTTACTGCTACTACAGAATGGACTCCAGGTTCTGGTGCTACACTTAAAAATGTAGGTGGTGAACTATTAGGTGGCTCAGGTAAAACATTTAAAACATTAAGGTCTGGTACAGTTCCATTTGATAATGACTTTGAAGTCATGTATAAATCTCCACCTACTATTACTTCCACTGAAGGTGGATTATCAGTAACACCTAACTTAACTGATGGTCAATGGAGTCATAATAGAAATGGTGATTACAAGAGAACAAGAATTGATGATGCTGTAGAGATTACAAAGACTCTAAAATATGCAGTCTTAAAAATTAGAAACACTGATAATACAAGAACTACAGCAGTCACATCATCTTGGTCAGCACAAGATAGAAGAATTAATCTTTACTACCCAGACATATATAAAGTATACAAAATTGTACAAGCAACTGATAATAATTCATTTACTGAGAGCACAACAAACCCAAGTCCTGCTTTTAGTCCAATAAAACTTTCTATATCTGGTGGTGCTACAATTCCACAAGGTACATTAATTATAGGTAAACAATCTAAAACTAGAGCAAGAGTTGCACTATCAAATACAGTAGCAACTGGCGAAAGTACACTAGCAGCTTCTACAGGTTATCATATTACTAAATCTGGTACTGGTCTTGCTGATGAAGTACAAGTTTGTTTTGAAAAAGGTAAAGCATTTGTAGAGGGTGAAGCTCTTACATTGAAAGTTCCTGATAGAGAAACTGCTATTACTGATACTATTACATTTACTTCAGTGGGTACTACAAAACCTGGTACTGATATTACAAACAATTATTTACTTGATAATGGTCAAAGAGCTGATTACTATGGTATTGGTTCTATAATCCGTAAGAAATCAGTACCTGCACCTGCAAATGGAGACATATTAGTATTCTATTCTTACTTTGATGCTGACCCATTTGAAGGTTTATTCTATAGTGTAGATTCATATGCGGCTGATGGTTTTTATTCAGTCGACCCAAGATATTTTAAAGACCCTCAAGAAATTAACGGTTATGAACCTCTAGCAGGTGTTAATTTAAGAAACTTTGTAGATTTTAGATTTAGACAAAGATTAGGTTCTAATTATTCCACTGCACAAAATCCACTATCATTTAGATGGAGAGAACTAGAAAACACTGGTACTCATGTAATGCCTGATGGTCAATTCTCTACAGATGCAGAGTTTTTCTTAGGACAAAAAATATCATTTGTTCTTAATAAAGATGCTGAAATTAAAACAGTTCCTGGTGTAGGTGCTACAGCTGATGCTGACGAACCTGATTTAGCTCCAGGCACTATGTTATTAGCAACTATTGATGTACCACCGGCTGTCAGATATCCAGAAAAAACTATTTCTATATCTGAAGGACAACAACGTGGTTTCACTATGAAAGATATTTCTAAAATCGAAAAACGTGTTAGAAATCTTGAAAGTGCAGTTTCATTATCATTACTTGAATCGCAAGCATTACATGATAATGTTGGAACAAGATTAAAATCAGGATTTATAGTAGATGACTTTTCATCAGTTATAAGTACTCCTGGTGATTTAACTAATAATGAATTTAGAGCTTCAATTGATACACAATCAAATAATTTAAGAGCTCCATCAGTAGAAAGAGATGTACAATTAGAAAGAACAGATGCTGGTACAAATATTGACCCGTACTACTTAACTCAAGGTCCAGGTTATATTATAAAATCTTATACTGAACAAGCGATGTTAGAACAAACATTTGCTTCTGAAACTGTAAGAATTAATCCTTATGCTGCTTGGACTTATAGTGGTATTATATCTTTAACACCAAATCAAGATTTTTGGAGAGACCCATCTTGGAATATCGTTGAAAACTTCTTTATTGATAGAACAGAGTTTGGTGGAGGTACAACTTCTGTATCAGAAGACGTCTTTAATAACTTAACACCAGTGACAAGAGATATTCCAAATACAGAATTTAACACTACAGAAACTAACTGGACTGGACAAACTACTACTACAACTACTACTACTGGTAACTGGTGGAATAATTTAATTTTTGGTCCGGGCCGACTGGCTGGAGCGTTAGGTACTACAACAACCACCACCGAAACTGAAAGTGGTACTGAAACAACAAGAAATTTCATAGCACAAGAAGAAGAATTCACTAGTAGTAATAATTTTAACATTAGAGAAGTAAGAGAAAGAGATGATGCTTTCATCAGGTCAAGAGTAATAGAATTTGTAGGTACAGGTTTTAGACCAAATACTGATTTGAAAGCGGTATTTGATTCTGTTGATGTTTCTAATAATTGCCAACAAACAGATTACTTACCAATTGAAACTACTACTTCTAGAACTTATGGTACAGTCGGTGTTCTTAAAACTGATGGTAAAGGACAAATTAGAGGTAGATTTACTATACCTGCACAGACATTTAAAACAGGTACTAAAACTCTGATATTAACTGATAAAGACGGCTCAGCAACAACTGAAGGCCAGGTCACTTATGAAGCAAGAGGCTTCTTTGAAGTTGGTGATTTAGTATCAATAAGAGCTACAAGAGAAGCTGGTAATAGACTTATATCTACATCAAATTCAGATGTCACAAGGTCGACAGTCACTACAACGACTACACCTTTTGTATGGCCAATCTTTGACTGGAATTTTGGTGACCCAGTAGCACAATTATTTACATTACCTCTTGACCCAGGAAATGACCCTAACAACTTTAATCCTGCTAATCAAAATGCAAGAGCAACTGGTTCTTTCATAACTTCAGTGGATGTTTACTTAGGATTTGTAGATACTAGAGTAAACAATGACCATGTGTTAATGGAAATTAGAAGCACTGAAAACGGCTATCCTGGTAGACAAATTTTAGGTAGAGCAAGAGTAGATGTCACAAAGGCAAATGAGAACTTAACAAAACCAACTACTAAAACAAACTTTAGATTTGATTCACCAGTATTTTTAAGAGAACAAACTGAGTATGCAATTGTCTTACTTAGTCCATCAGATACTACATCTGTTTGGACTGCACAACAAGGCCAAGAAGATGTAAACACTGGTGGTAAAATTGATAAGCAACCAAATGTTGGAGGCTACTATGGTTCATTCTTTAGTTCACAAAACGGTAGTACTTGGACACCAGAACAAAACAGAGATTTAACATTTACAGCAAATAGAGCTGAGTTTACTACTAGTGATTCAGTAATTACTATGAGAGATAAAGCTAATTTCTATGGACAACCAATTGGTCAAGCTGCTCAGGGATTAGCCATTGAAACATTTGATAAGTCATATTACATAAAAGTACATCATCCAAACCATGGTATGTACGGCCCTGATGATACTCACCAGGTAAGAATTCTTGGTGTAAGTGGAAATGGTACTATTGGTAATAATGCTGACTCAGACTTAGTAAGATTTAGAGGTGAAGCATCACTAAATGGTATTCCAATTTCATTAATTAATAATGTTGATGGACTTACAAACCTAACACAATCTACTGTGGGAGCAAGACATAAAGTTAAGAATGCTACTCAAGACAGTTATATGATTGACTTGAGTGAACAAGATTCAGATGCTTCAGCAATTCAAACTAATCCAGTCACAGGTGGTTGGCACAAAACTGTTAGAGCTGGTAGAGGTGGTGGAGATAATGTAGTTGCTACAAGTAGTATACAATTTGACGCAGTAAGAACAAATACATCACCAATTATCCTTGATGAAACAACAGTTGAATCTAAAATTAAAACAACTAGTGGAGCTAACTTAATATTGAGAGCTGCATCAAATTTATTTGGTTATAGTACAGGTGACCAGTATTATGATTCACCTCAGGTAAAAGAAACAGATTTTGCAAATGCTCCAACAGATAGAATTTTAAACTTTACATCACCAAGATTAATTAATGGTTCAATGAATAGAACTGCAACTGCAGATTTTGAACAACAATTAACTTTAAAAACAACTAATAAGTTCGTGTCACCTGTCATAAGATTGGATGCAGCTAGTACTATGTTTGCTTATAAAAATAACATAGGTACATATATTGATGATTCAGATGTGAGTGCTTTAGTTTCTACTCCAGTCACTGGTGTTTCAACAGCAACTGCTCAAACTGAATTTGCAGCTTTCCAAGCTGGTATATCAAGTAGGTCTGAACAAGCTGGATATATTACTAAGATTATCAAATTGGATGTACCTGCATCTCAAATTAGAATCTTCTTTGATGCTGATATGGACCCATCTGGTGAGTTTAATATTAGATACAAAACAAGAGCTGTGGGAGATAACACAGAATTTGGTGAAATTGAATTTGAAACATTCCCAAGAAATCAAATTGTA